GTGTTCGTAGCTCAGCTGGATAGAGCAACGGCCTTCTAAGCCGTGGGTCGGGGGTTCGAATCCCTTCGAGCACATTTTATGGTGGGTATAGCGCAGTTGGTTAGCGCGCCAGATTGTGGCTCTGGAGGCCCAGGGTTCGAATCCCTGTATCCACCTTAGTTGCGATAGGTGCAACGATTATTTGTTGGGCTATCGCCAAGCGGTAAGGCACTGGATTTTGATTCCAGCATTCGCAGGTTCGAATCCTGCTAGCCCAGCTTGCTTTTGTTGTAATCTGATATAGGGGATACTAGCTCAGTTGGTAGAGCACCTGACTTTTAATCAGGTTGTCGGGGGTTCGAATCCCCCGTGTCTCACTAAGGAATGGAGAGCGGAAGACCAGTAAATTCAAGGTTTTTCGCTCTTTTTATGCGATTTTTGAGGTAAGGAAAAGTAAGCAGAAGTAGATAGTTTTTAATGTCCGCAACGCGTCCGCAAGGGGTATTTTGACCGCAATGTCCGCATCGTGTCCGCAAAATCAGATCGCCAGAATATCATTCACGACCGCCGCGGCATCTTCTTTCTCGTCCATGATGTGGTTGTAGACGTCCAGCACCATCTTTTCGGTGTCGCCCATCAGCTGTGCGATTTTTTTTATGCTGATGGCAGGCACCTGATAGCAGAGGTTTGTGCAGTAGTTGTGCCGGAAGATGTGGGCGGTCAGATCTGATATGACCGGGAACGCATCTGTGCCACCGGCGGCATGGTTCATTTTTCTCACGATTGACTGCCACATTTTGACATACGCTGAATGTGTCATGATGGATCCGTCACGACAGGTAAAAAGATAGGTGCCCGGCAGAGCAGACAAATACTCTTTTAAGTATGCGGCGGTGGTGTCCGGTACCGGTACGGTGCGGAAGCCATTGTTGCTTTTTGGCATGGGCTTTATTTCGGACGCGTTATTCGGGAAAATAAGCGCTTTTGTGATTGATACGGACATTTTCCCACTCTCCGTCTTAAAATCGAATTTTGACAGCGCCAGCGCTTCTCCACGGCGTAATCCGCACGAATATATAATATAAACAAAAGCTTTTTCACGGGCGGTAAAGGACGCCTTTGGAATGGCAGCTTTTTCTACCTGTGTGAGAGGACGCTTTTCTTTTTTTACATAACATGGCAGATTGATGTCTGCACAGATCTTATCATACATCCCAACGCCGATATAATTATCGGCTACAGCCATTTTCATAATCTGCTTAAAAGTGATCTCTATTTGCTGACAGGTGCGCGGCTTATCCAGTGCATTGTTGATTGCGAGCTGGAAGTGGCTGTTTCGGATATCTGACAGGCGTACACCCTCCAAAAAGGATAGATGCGTTTCTATTATATTCTCATACATTTTCCGGGTGTTCATTTCGCGTGCAGCTTTTTTGGTCTTAAGCCAGCTCCGGGCGTATTCTAAAAAGGTTACATCAGTATTCTGGACATACTGACCGTTCTCCACCTCACTTTTGAGTTGGTTGACCTGCCGCTCCAGATCTGCGCTGGATTTGCGTGATACAAGCCGTTTCCGGTGCTTGCTTCCGTCAACATTGTATGTTCCGTCCCAGATCTTGGTTTCATACTCTCCGCGAGAGTTTTTCGTGTACTTTGCTTTTGCCATATGTACCATCCTTTCTTCTAACCCCCTCGAAATCGAGGAGTTTTTGGGTATAAAAATAACAGCCAGCATGGAACGTGTGTTCCGCTTGCACTTGGCTGCTCCGAATGATACAATATGCTTGTCTAGGGCTCTGGTATCATCTGGAGCATAACCGTCCTGCTTTAGAGTGGGGCGGTTTTTATTTATTTCTCTAAATATCTCTTTGCTACAGTAATAAGCTTGTTTTTGTAAGAATAAATATCGTTCAGAGAGTCAATATAAATACGCTCAAAGTTCTTATTCTCATCAGGAATAAGCAATTGCTTGTTCTTTGTGTCGAGATTAATCCTACAAAGTGGCTTGCGGTTATTGTCCTGATATAAGATTCCAAAGTAGCTTTCAGTATCGCGGTATACAACATCTTCTATTGGAATTGTACCAGCTAGAATACCGCGAACAATGTAGAAAGCTTCCATTTCTTCCTCTGTTGTAACTATTTTGCTTTTTTGCTCATCTAAAATAGGTGTGTCATTTGGTTGTTCATCTGCTTCCGGTGTAAGAGCGGATGATATCTTTTGGTTAACGATATCATTGACAAATCCGGTAAATGACTTTTTGACGATTGATTTAAACTTATCGATGACTTTTTGATTCTTCTGGCCGTCATAAACATTAGAAAGTATGTATCGAACAAATTCATCGCTTGGATCATCTAAGTCTTTTGCAAGAAGCCCTTTTATCAATGAAGAGTACTTAAGGTCGGATGCTGTACTGAAAATATTATCCTTATCAAACACTTCTTTTGAAAATTTCTTTAGTTCGTTTATCTGAGCATCTTTCAGATCATTCAAATTGATTTCGAGGAATGGAGCAAGGTCCATTTTATTTGCCTCGTCTAAGTCAGTAAAGAATTGGTATATTAATCCATTTGTTAAAATTCCGAACTTCGCAGGGGAAGTTCCAAAATATCGGAATAACTGTGAACCATGTTTTGACAAAGATTCGCCACACCATTTGCATTCAATGAGAATTTCTGGATTTCCATTGATGAGAATGGCATAATCAACTTTTTCCCCTTTTTTTACTCCAACATCCGCAGTGTATTCAGGACAAAATTCTCCCGGGTTAAAAACGTCATACCCTAGAAGTTGAAAAAACGGAATAATCATTGACATTTTAGTTGCTTCTTCAGTGGAAATATTTTCTTTGAGAGGAATAACTCTCTCTGCAAACTGTTTTAAATCTTCAGTGAAGCCCATAACATATACCTTCTTTCTTTTGTAATAACAAAATCATAACACACGTTTGTAGAATATTAAAGACTCATATAAGACTTTAAACGCAAATCTATAAGTGATTTTTCATAACCTAATAATCGTGATAGCTGTTCAGTAGTCATATTGTGGTTCTCCAAAATAATTTCGTCCGGAATCAGAAGCTCGGCAGCAAATGTATTAGCTTCGATTTCGGGCTTGTTTGTGTTGAAGCAAGTACGAGTGTCCATGTATACTGAATTTTCTCCTTGATGCATGAGCATATGCCCTAATTCATGTGCACACACAAAGGTTTTTTCGTTATCTGGCAAATTTTCATCAATATAAATAAGATGATTTCTCTGAAAGTATTGATAAAATCCACGAACATCGACGAGCGGAGCATATATCAGTATTGCGTTTCTTTCGTTGATGATTTCAAAAGGATTTCGTGTGTGATGTTTTTTAACAATAGATTCTGCCAAACTATGTATGTTCATTAAAATCACTGTTCCTCTTTATATTTCTTAGGTGTATAAAGTTCCTTATTTTTCTTTTTTGCCATTTCCATACCTATTTGCATTGCAGAGAGTATGGAGTCAATCGATTCTTGGCTTGCAGGTTTTCCCTCGAACATAAGCCCTGGCTGCTTTAAAAGTTGCTCTGTATTCGCAAGGATAGTCTTAATATCTTTTTCGTCTTTAGGCTTAAGCTGTGGCTCTTTAGGCTCTGAATCTTCTTTTCCAGTCATCAAATAAATTAAAGAAATGCCAAAATAATCTGCAATTTTTTGGAGTTTGTCGGGCTTTGGAGTGCTTTTACCTCTTTTCCAGTCACTTAAAGTAGATTGAGAAACTCCAGTTTCTTTACTTACTTTATACGGTGTTGTTCCGTATTTTTGTAGTAATTCAACAAAAATCTCATACATAATCTGTTCACCTTTCATAAAGATAAGCAATACTAAAGAAATCCGATAAAAAGCATTGACAATAACGGATAGCCGTAGTATAGTATGAGCATACACAAGAAAACCGTTGTAACGGTTAGTGTATATGCTACGGGAATATGTTGCTTTGTCTGATAATCGAAGTATATCACATTTCCGTAGCAAACACAATAATATTAATACGGAAAGGCGGTGCAAAATTGTACAAAAAATTTGCAGAATTGTTGGCGAAACATCACAAAACTGCTTATCAAGTAGCAAAAGACACTGGTATTGCGCAATCGGTGTTATCCGATTGGAAAACCGGTCGTAGCAAGCCGAAAGCTGATAAACTCAAGATTCTCGCAGAGTATTTCGGCGTGACCATTGACTACTTCTATGAAGATACCACGGTATCTGTCCAATAATTTGGACAGCAAAACGGAGAGAGGAGGGTGAGGAGTGAAATTATTTAAGAAAAAAGAAGTGTCGGTGGTGCATCCGAATACTTTTCTTGTACCAGACGAACCACCAAAGCAGGGTTTTGATGAATTTAAATCCATTTTATCTGACTGGGTTGTAGTTCGATTTGCTGCACCCTGCCACGCGTGGAATGAAATTGCAGAATCAAAGGAGTGGAAAGATTTCGTAAATCTTCTGGAGAAATATCAAAAAGAATATACCCAGAAGATGGACAGCAAATAAGAAGGGAGTGAGAAGAATGAAAAGAAAATCTGAAAGAGAACTCCTCCGTCAGCAGATGGAGCTACTGATAGAGGAGTCAAAAAATTGTGTGTCTGGTGAATTATCCCAAAATTCACAAGCAGTAGCCAAGATAAGTAAGGAGTTATTTAAGTACAGTTGTTCCAGTTTTATACTTTTTTGCTTCTTGGGTTATCTCGTTAAGAACTTTGCGGTATTGCTCATAAAGTTCTGCAGGCGATAAGGATTTTATATCTTGGTTTTGAAGATACAAAATGGCTAATTGATTGTAAATATCAGACATAAGCATATCTCCTTTCATAATACTCGGACGCGGCAACGTCCTGTAAGGAGATCGTACCACAAGTGAAGAATAGAAGAAAGGGGATGAAAAAAGAGTGAGTGAAGCAGAGCAGCTTGAGAAACTGTGTCAGCCGGTAGTGGACTGGTTGAAAAAGAATCATGATCCGCATACTGAGGTGCGCATATCCGCGGAGCATATTGAATTGGTGGAGAGTGTGATCGGGATTCCAGTAGAGAGGTAGGTGATTACATGAATTATCCAAAACCTGTAATGAGAGCAACAGAACTTGAAAGAATGGGATTCCCGCGGGATTATCTGCTTTATGCCTACCGCAGAAAAGGACAGAGTTACGCATGGAAAGCGACTCCCAAAAAAAACAGTCCGATATTGTTTGACACGGTAGCATTTGAAAAGTGGCGACTTGGAACGACGGGAGCAGGGAGATGAGAATGTTGAAAAGGATAGGCAAGATCATTACGGCGGTCGGCGTGGTCACGGCCCTGCTTGCAGGATGCTGTCTGGATTCGCAGGATGTATACGGCTACCTTGCGGGAGCGTTGTGTATCATCGGCGGCTTTCTGGGCGGCGTGGGCTATGCGATCTGCATGCTGGCGGAGCGGCGGCGCACGGAGGTTGTGATCGAGATGGACAAGCCGGATATTGTGTGGATCGAGATTGAGGAGGTGGGAAAGTGACGGAACAGGAAAAACAGGAGATTGTTTCTGAGGTTGAAAAGCAGATTTTAGAAAAGATGAAAGGAACGGTTATTCGCGAAGATACACAGTCAGTTTTGAAGAAGCCACGTTCAAAATGGTTTACGAGCGCATCTTGCAATACGGAATCTATTATGTACAAGCTTTTTGGCACGTATGTTTATTGGAGCGTTTGGGATATGATCCGCAAGCTCACATGTTATATATGCGGAACCAGTTATGTGAGAAATCTTTCGGGAAATGAGATGGCGGATGAAGTGGCGGAAAAACTGTGTCAGTTTGTATACGACCTAAGAACGGAGTATCTGGAACATGAGACAAAAAAATAGCACCCTGACTGTTTTGGCGAACGCAGGTGCTATTTCAACAGGGATTTAGAAAAATCCTTTTGATGTATTTTAGCATGAAAGAGAGGAAAAAGCAAATGGATTGCAGCGTAGAAATGAAATTACAGGCAATTGACAGGATGATTGCTATGCGAGAACAGTTAGCTGCCATGCAGAGTAACCTTACGATGGATACTGGGCTTAATTCTGATGGTAAAATCTTGGTTTACCGATCAGAAGACTTACAGGAATTATCAAAAGCGATCGGAAACAAAATGTATGAAACCGGATATGTATCGGATAGCAGTTGGGTAGAAGTTGCTCTTGAATATAAGGGAGTCGTGTTTAACACGTATCTTCCCCCGAATAAGTACAAGGCATATAAGGATGGGGATGAAAGTGGTGGCAAAAATGATTGAGTGTGTACCGGACAATGCGGACCTGGTTGAGCAGCAGGAAGCGGAACAGGCGAGAATTCATCGTTTGCATGAGCGGCTGGCCAGAGAAGAAAGAATGGCAGAGATGCGCTTGGATGAAGAAATGTATGAAAAATGGGAAAACGAAAGGTGGTAAATATGAATTTATTTGAAATTGAAAATGAGATCATGAATTGCTGGGATCAGGAGACGGGGGAAATCTTCGATTCAAAAAAAATGGATCAGCTGGAAATGGAACGCGATACGAAGATTGAGAATATCGCTCTCTATATTAAGAATCTGACAGCGGATGCGGAGGCATTGAAGGCAGAAAAGCAGTCATTTGCGGAGAGGCAGAAAGCGGCAGAGAACAAGGCTGAAGCGCTTAAGAGATACCTCGCATCCTATCTTGCCGGACAGAAGTTCTCGACGCCAAGAGTGGCAATTTCATTCAGAAAGACGTCAAGCGTCAATGTTACGGATATGTCATTGCTTCCGAGTGAATACCTTAAGTTCGCAGATCCGACGCCGGACAAGACAGCTATTAAAAACGCAATCAAAGCGGGGACGGCTGTTGCTGGAGCAGAGATTGTAGATGGACAGAGCATGTCAATTAAATGAGCAGAAATGATAATGGGACTGCCATTCTGGACAGTCAGATAGGAGGAAAAATAAAGCATGGAGATTGTAGTTAAGACAAAGAAAAAGAAGTCGCGTATTGCCAGAGACAAAGGAAAGGGTGGCGGCATTATCAGAATTGATGATGAAACCTGCGACATCCTGGAGGGCATTGCTGACAAATTAGAATCAGAGATCAGCATAAAGGAACTTGCTTCGACACTCATAAAATCAGCAGCAAACAATGCAATCATTAAGGAAGAGGAGGAAGAAGAGTAATGGCGATCCCGGTACTTATTATTGGAAAATCCGGTATGGGCAAGAGCGCAAGCCTTAGAAATTGCGCAGGTAATTCGGATTGGAACCTTATAAGGGTTTTAAATAAACCGCTTCCATTCAAGGGAAAGATTGATGGATGGAGTACGGACAATTATCAAACGGTGATGAAGTGTCTGAGCGCATCCAAGGCAAGAAACATCGTTATTGATGATGCAGGATATCTGATCACAAATATGTTCATGAGTAAGCATAGTGCTGCAGGGGGTGGAAATGGAGTTTTCACTTTATACAATCAGATTGGGGATCATTTCTGGAATTTAATCCAGTTCATCATCGAAAAGGTTCCGGCAGATAAAATCGTGTACGTTATCATGCATGAGGAATCAAACGAACTTGGAGAGATCAAGCCGAAGACTATCGGAAAGTTGTTGGATGAAAAGGTGTGTATCGAGGGTATGTTTACGATCGTGCTTCGGTGCATTGTGGAATCCAACAAGCATTTGTTTGCCACACAGGCGGCAGACGGAGCAGTCAGCAAGTCACCAATCGGCATGTTTGAAGATACGGTTATTGATAACGACATGCTGTTAGTTGAAAAAGCAATCAGAGATTATTACGAAATTGGAGGTAACGAAGATGCAGAAACCAAATAATTACGATGAAACACAGGCAGGCGGAGAGTTCACCCCGGTAGAGCTTGGCGGCCATAAGCTGGTCATTAAGCAGGTAACTGAGACGAAATCAAAAAGCGGGAAAGATATGATCGTTGTGTTTTTCGATTTTGCGCCGGATGATGTGCAGCCAGGATATTTTACGGAGCAGTTCAAGAATGACATTCGCCCGGATAAGAAATGGCCGAACCAGGCAACGCAGTATATTTTGACAGAAGATCCGGAAGGAAAATGCAACCGGTCCTTTAAGACTTTTACTACATGCGTTGAGCACAGCAATACTGGATTTGCAACGCAGTGGGGAGATAACTTCGGGGCGCAGTTTAAAAATAAAAAGATCGGCGGTGTGTTCGGAGAACAGAAAGATTTCTATGACGGGAAAGAGAGAAATAAGCGTGTTCTCCGGTGGTTCGTATCACTTGACAGAGTGGAGAATGCGGGTGTTCCGGATCCGACGGAGACAAAGGCTTACAAGGAGTACAAGAGCAGCAGCCAGAGTTTTTATGACAATGCGCCCAAGGATGCGGATGGCTTCATGAACATTCCGGATGGAATTGATGAAGAACTTCCATTCAATTAAGGCAGGTGTGGCGTGTGCAGATACAGGTAGATACCAGAGAACATAAAGCTGAATGGGAGCGCATTCAGAAGCAGTTTGATGATATGGGAATCAAATATTTCCGGTCAAAAATGTACGTTGGAGATTATCAGTCCTTGGACAACCCAAGGCTGGTGATCGACCGTAAGAAAAATCTGCAGGAACTGTGCGGAAACGTCTGCCAGCAGCACGAACGTTTTAAGGCAGAGCTGATCCGGGCACTGCAGCAGAATATTAAGATTGTGATTCTGGTGGAGCACGGAGAGGATGTTAAAACGCTGGAGGATGTTTGGTTCTGGGAAAATCCCAGAAAGCATGAGATTCGCTGGAGAATGGTGAACGGGAAACGGGTGCGGACAGTACAATCAGAAAAGGCAGTGGATGGTTCGCAACTATACAGAAGCCTAAAAACGATAAAGGACAGATATAATGTGGACTTTGTTTTTTGCACCAAGGAGCAGACCGGACAGAAGATTGTGGAGATTCTAAACAATGACAGTTGAGGAGATTAAAAGCCAATACACTATGCGGAACGTGGTAGAGCAGTATGGTTTTCAACCAAACAGGGCGGGATTTATTCCCTGCCCGTTTCACACCGGCGATCATACGGCCAGCATGAAGATATATAAGGATTCATATAACTGTTTTGGATGTGGCGCCAATGGAGATATTTTTTCATTCATTCAGGGCATGGAACATTGCGATTTTAAGGCAGCTTTTTACAGTCTTGGAGGAACTTATGAAAAGCCGACGAAAGCGTCTGAAATAGCCCTCTATCACGCGCAGAAAGCGAAAGAAAAAAGGCAGCGCGAGCAAGTAAGACTAAAGGAAGAATTTCGGGAAAATAACAAATGGATCGGAATATATGTGACGGCATTAAAAATGTTGGAACCGTTTTCCGATCTATGGTGTTTTTGCCAGAACAGGCTTGTGATCTGTTTGTATCACGATGAAGAAATACAAAAACGGCTAGAAGGGAGTGGCAAGGATTGAAATTACTGAAAGAGTATGATGCCGAATCTATTCTGTCAGAGGAAGTGTTTACTGAAATATTTAATGAGCCAGATGAGATTCAAAAGGCAAGAATGCTCTTATCATTTCAGGAACGAGCAGAACAGCTAGACAAAGAGCATAAGGGTACGCTTAGAAAATTTAACACCATGCTCAAGGCATACAAAAAAACATTTAAGGAGATTGAGTCATCCAAGAAAAGCCATCCGCAGCAGCTGGCCGATAATTATACGCACTTCGATTATTTTGAAGATGGGCACGAATTGTACTCCGGATCCTGGATTGCAGACGATGACGGTGTGCGGACCTTTAACATGTTTGGAGAAGTGCTTGCCTGCTATCATCCGATCCTTCCGGTGAAAAGACTTAAAAATCTGGAAACCGGAGAGGAGCAGATCGAGATTGCATACAAGCGTAACGGACGCTGGTACACCAAGAAATTTCCAAAGACCGTTATTACATCAGCGAGCCGGATCGTACAGTTATCGGGGGTAGGAATCTCGGTAACAAGTGAGAACGCAAAGAATCTGGTCCGGTACATGTCAGACATCGAAAACATGAACGATTCACTGATCGAGGTGCAGAATTCTACCAGTAAGCTGGGATGGAACGGGAATGATTTTATTCCGTATGACCAGAACATTGTGTTTGACGGAGATAATCGATTCAAAAGTCTGTTTGATGCAGTGCATGAGCGTGGCAATGAAGAAGCATGGTATGAGCATGTGAAAGAACTTCGTCGGACGGGAAAAACAGAAATTAAGTTTATGCTTGCAGCATCCTTTGCATCTGTTCTGATAGAGCCGCTTGGAGGGCTTCCGTTCTTTGTTGATCTGTGGGGAGAGACCGAGGGCGGTAAATCTGTCAGTCTGATGCTCGCGGCATCTGTCTGGGCGAACCCGGACGAATCGCAGTACATAGGAGATTTCAAGACAACGGATGTGGCCCTGGAAGCAAAAGCGGATATGCTCAATCATCTTCCGATGATGCTTGATGATACCAGTAAAACTTCTGCCAGAATTAGGGATAACTTTGAGGGAATTGTGTATGATCTGTGTTCTGGCAAAGGTAAGAGCCGTAGCAATAAAGATCTTGGAATCAACCGTGAGAACCGGTGGAAGAACTGCATCATAACAAATGGCGAACGTCCCCTGAACAGCTACGTCAGCCAGGGAGGAGCGATTAACCGTATTCTGGAACTGGAATGTTCGCAGAAGATCTATGAGGACCCACAGCGTACGGCAGAGATCCTCAAGAAAAATTATGGGTTTGCGGGCAGAGCGTTTGTGGATGTTATCAAGGATATGGATGTAAAAGAGCTTAAGGATATGCAGAGAATGTTCATGGACAAGCTGATTGATTCAGATAAAATGCAGAAACAGGCAATGTCATTGAGCATCATTCTCACAGCGGATAAAATCGCCACAGAGAGCATTTTTAAGGATGGGGTATCAATATCCCTGGATGAAGCAAAAGAAACGCTTACGGACTATTCTGACGTGTCAGACAACCAGCGTTGCTATGAATATATTCTCGGTATGATCGCAATGAACCAGACAAGGTTTGATATTGCGACAGCCTGCGAGAAATGGGGCATTCTGGAGAATGGATATGCAGTGATCTACAATCCGGCGTTTGACAGGATCTGTGAGAGCGGGGGATTTTCCAGAAAAGCGTTTCTGTCATGGGCAGACCGGCACGGCAAGATACAGACTCAGGCAGGGCAGTATACAAAGCAGAAGAAGATCGAGGGAAAGAATTTCCGGTGTGTGTTTTTAAAGCTGGACGATGGAATTGAGGTTGATAAGGATGGCTTCATGCAGATATCAGAGGATGAGCAAGAAGAATTGCCGTTCAAGTAGAACAAATTACAGACGTGAGGTAGCAAGTAACATAGGTAACATGCGATTTTCACTTTTTATATAGTTAAAAAAATTTTTTTTACACGAAAAAAATGAAATAAAAAAATAATTTCTACGCGTAAAAAAGTGGTTGCTACTTTGTTACCTTGTTACCAATCTCTGAAAGTATTGATTTTATGGGATTCCCTAGTAACAAAAGGTATCAACAGTTTACAAAAAGGATGTGATTGCCATATTAAACGATGCACAGCGTGAATGGCTGGACAAGCAAAAGACATTTATCAATCAGCAGATTGGCACGTGCTTTCCATTAACAGATGAACAGTGGAAGCAAGTTGCAGATACTGCCGCTAGTATTATAGCAAAAGCAAAGGGGCATGAACAAGAAGTCAGAAAAGAAATTTTCGATGTTGTGGAAAAGTGGGATAAAAAAGCGAAGGAAGGTGTAAATAAGTGAGTAATGCATTGGCAAGAAAGAGAAAGCGTATGCAGCCGTTGGGGTATACCAAAGACGAACTGCTTCGGATGCAGTGCTATGCAAAGACAGAAAGCAATACCAATGATCTGATCGAAGAATCTTTTTTGAATATTCGGTTGATTTCATTTCAGATTCTTCATGACAAGTTTGGATTTGGATATAAGAGACTGATGAAAGTTGAAAAGATCATAACGGAATATTTGAACACAACGGCGGCAGGCGGATTATCGACAGAGCAGTTGCAGTTTTACATGAGAGAAAAGTGTGGAATTGATGCGAAAGCTGAAGCAAACAGGGTTCCTTTTAGAGAAAGCTTTTCCCTGGTCGAAAGGAAAGTTGCCCCGGGTTCCATGCAGACCGCCGGAAAATTTCTGGCAGCATCGATCTGTAATTACTATGCGCTTCTTGGTGTATGCCTTAAGACGGGATTTAATTTCTCAAAAAGGCAGGTGGCGGAGACGCTGGAATGGATCAGATATTACATCAACAGCCTTGCAACAGGGTATGAAACGATGACAGGTATTGCAAGTGTAATGGAACAGGAGTGTAAATACTGCGATCCGAGGTTTATAGGAAAGACATATGAGGTGTGAATATGCATAGAGACAGTAAGGAGCGCCGCAAGCGTGCAGCAGAGATCAGCGAGCGGATGACACACCCGAGCAAGCATGTGAGCGAGGATGCGATTAAAAGGTTTCGAGAAGTGCCGTATCAGTTGCGGTGCGGAAGGGAGCAGGGAAAATGATTGAATGCATAAAGAACATGGCAAAGCGCCCGGAGTTTGGGCGGTGGATTCCGGCAAGCGAGAGGTTGCCGGAAGATGATAAATATATCTTGGTTTCGTTCGAGAATTTTACATTGCCGGACATTGGCAGATATGAAGCTGATAAGGACGGAAACGGTGCATTTTATCCGGGAGACGATGATAAGGGCTATGCTTCATACAGCTTGTTTGTCAATGCTTGGATGCCGCTGCCGGAACCGTATAGAGAGTGAGGGAAAATAATGAGTTGCGAAAAAGAATGCAAACTTGGAAAAACATATTGCTGCATGGAGTGCCCGAGCAACGATATATGCCGGGAAAAGCGCAAGAACAGAAAATTGAGTTTTGAAAAAGCTGTGAAGTGGATCACTGTTAGCATTGCGGTTATCGCCGGAATCAAGATGACGGGATCGGCGTGGTGCCTGTGGGCCTTTGCTTTGCCGGTAATGGCAGATTAGGAGGGATAGACATGACAGAGAATGAAGCAAAGGTATTTATTCAAAATGCCATGATTCAGTCTAAAAATGTTTTGGCAGAATTATTATTGATTGCGCCAAAAGTGTTTGCTGCAAAGAAAAAGAGTTTAGGAGAGTATTACAGCAACCTCGAAAACTGCAAAAAAGAAATTGAGTCATGCGAGGTGGCGATACGGGCACTGGAAGATGTGCAGAAGTACCGGGAAATCGAAAAAGAGTTAAAAGAGCATTATCATGCGAATGTAGACATTCCTCTTTTAATGCACCACTTTATAGAAACAGTATTTGAAGGAGAGAAACACGAGGGATTTTGCCTTTTGACAAATGAGGACGCTAAAGCATGGGACGAGTACAAATCTATCGGAACCCCAGAAGAATGCCGGGCGGCGATGGAGAAGCAGAAAGAGATGATAGCATATTGTAATGAAAATGATTGTTCTGATTGCTATTGCAATAACGGGAACTGGAAGGAAAACAACAGGTGCATGAATGATTTTATTGCGGAGGAGATTGGACAGGTAGCAGAAATTAAGTGGGGGTGATGAAGAATGAGTGAAGAACTTAAACTATGCCCGTTCTGCGGAGGAAAAGCAACACTAAAAGCTGCAAATAAGAGTTGCGGTCTTATCATTTGGTGTGCATGTGGCTGTGGAGCAAGGACAGATGGGTATTGCCCGGACATAAACAAAGAGGATGACACTATGGAGAATATCGAGGAATGTAAGAAAAGGGCAATTAAAGCATGGAACAGGAGGGCGAACGATGAGACTGATTAGTGAAGATGATGTATTAGCACTTCTTATAAACCATCATTTTGATGATGACAAGAAAAATTATGATTTGTTAATACACAACTTATGCAAGGAAGCGAAGCACATTCCGACCGCCTACGATGTGGATGCGGTTGTAAAGCAGTTGGATGAATACATAACCAAGATTGTAGGCAGAAAATCAGCACTATATCAGACAGTTATGCAGATTGTGAAAGGCGGTGGCGTAGATGGCTAAAGCCGTATTAGTAATAGATATGCCGGAACGATGTACTAAATGTCCTTTGTTGCTTACAATTCCGCAGAAAGGCGGGCTTGCACTTTGCCTTGCCAGACCAACGAACGGACAGGAAGAATATAATCCGAAGAATGAAAAAACATGGAGACCGGATTGGTGTCCGCTCCGGGAACTGCCAGAGAGATCAGATCATCCAGAGCATTGCGACAATGGAAGGTTCGATGCAGGGTGGAACGGATGCCTAGATGCCATAGAGGGAGGTGCACATGGGAAAGAGCAGCGCGAGTAAGCTGAATGGCTACCGGAGTGCGATAAGCCGGCAGAAGAATGATGTTTATAAATTTAAGCCTAAAAGAGGCAAGAAAAAATAAATCGAAAGGAGTAAGAGGTTTGCTGGCCAGCGTAAAAGAGCTCTTTACTCCGAGAAGAAAATGGGTCTTGAGGTATTTAATTATGACTGTCCCGGACAACTTAGTTTTATAGAGCCGGACTACATCAAGGATGCAGATTGCACCGTGAGAACACCGGTTATTCGGGGAGTTAATGACAGTCCAATATATGGACAAGGTAAAAAAATTAAGCCCAGACTTCCGGGCAGAACAGGAAGCCAGCACTTTGAACAGATATATTTACCGGAATTACTTCCCCTGGAGGAATATGACCTAATTGTGGTTCTCTTCTCTGGTGGGAAAGACAGCACAGCGTGCTACTACAAGCTGTTAGAACTAGGAGTGCCAAAAGAGAAAATAGAACTCTGGCACCACGATATTGACGGTGGCCATCCCATCAGGCAGATGGACTGGAGATGCACACAAAATTACGTGAAAGCCTTTGCAGATGCGGAGAAAGTGCCCTTGCGGTTATCCTACCGGGTGAACGGTTTCTTTGGCGAACTGTATCGGATAGGTGCATCAGAACCTATTGAATGGATTGACCCGGAAACTGGGGAAATAATGCGGTGCAAACCGTCTCGTAATTACCTTAAATGCGAGGAACTGAAAGAAAAATGCACCGAGGACATGGAGGAACAGTTAAAACAATACGGTTACCGGATGAAATTTCCAGCAAAAAGTGGAGATTTGAGCCGTAGGTGGTGCAGTGCTTACCTCAAGATTGCAGTGGCGGATTCGGTTGTGATCAATCTTGATAGATTAGATCAGCTTGCCGAACTGGGAGGGAAACGACTTAAATTCCCGGCGAAAGGTGGTACACATCAGGGACGGTGGTGTTCCGGCAACCTTAAAGCGGCAGTACAGGACAGCGTTACCGCTAATCTGGATAAGACCAGGGAAAACACCAAGATACTGATTGTATCGGGAGAACGGCGAGGAGAAAGCGCAGGACGGGCGAATTACAACGAGATGGAAATCCACCGGACAAATGCAGAGAAGAAAGCACACCGCATTGTTCATCAGTGGCGACCAGTAATTGACTACTCCGAAAAAGATGTCTGGGAAGTGTTAAAAAGGCACAATGTCAATCCTCATCCGTGCTACCGGGCAGGATGGAATAGATGTTCCTGTGCCCAGTGTATTTTTTCAACGCCACCGCTGTTTGCAGGCATCCGGGAGATATACCCGGAAGAATATGCAAAGCTGAAGCAGGATGAAATCATTCTGGGATTTACTCTGGATAATAAATGTGACCTTGATACATTTGTTGGAAATGCGAAGTCATGTGTGTACCACGGAGACGAAAAAGCAATACATAGCTTGATTACGGGCGAGTTTACTGTGGATGACGTGTATGTAAAAGACGAATGGAAGTATCCAGCCGGAGCTTTTCATGGGGCAGAAGGCGGACCGTGTTAGTAAATAAAAGAAAGGAGCCGAACCAGCGCGCATAAAGGGTACCTGATTCCCAAAAAGAGAATGAAAAATTTTGGTAATTATGAATGTGATGGGCAGATAAATTTAATGGATTTACTTATACCGGAGAATTCTGAAAATGAGCCGCCAGTAATGCTCACAGAGGGACAGAGAGTGTATAAAGTCATCCGTGGAGATGTAAAAGAATGTATTGTCGGAAAAAGAACATGGTCTTGCGGACATAACAACCGGGGATATGATCTTGATAGAGACGTGACATGGAATACGCAGATTGGTAGAGTAGTTTTTACTGAAAGAGAACCTGCAGAAAGTGCGGCAGCGCGATATCTTGCAGAGAACGAACATATCCTCGGAAAAGATATTCGGGCAACAGATGTTGAGGCATACCGGTATATGTATTTTGACAAAGAGGTCATAAACTTCTATGCGGTACTTGAAAATAAAAATGTTTATTTTCATTATGGCGGCATGTACCAGCATATTGGGAAAAAGTCTGAAATCAAGAAGTTTGAGGAAGATAGGAGTAAACACATCGAATCAGATGGGTACATGGAGTTGGGGAGCTATCAGCCAGAGTACAAGAACATGTATAGGTGCAATCGCGATTCATGGCTATATGCTGAAGCACGTTATAACAGTTTAGTAATTTAGCAGACCGGACAGCTCCGGTTTGCATGAGATCAAACAGCTATAGTCTCCGCCAGCAGTAATGCGGCGGGGCGGAAAGAGAGGAATAACAATGTGTAATTGCATGAATGAAGCAATTGAGAAAATTCAGAAAGCAGGAAGATACGAAAGCGTGGAAGCACCGACAGATCTTTTGTCTGGGAAAGCGTATCTGGAATTTGTGGTAAAGGAAAAAGGCAAGAAGAGAGAACGGAAGATGCCGGTGTTACTGTCGCGGTGCCCATTCTGTGGTAAGCCGTATGATGAAAAGCAGATGAAAGCGATTGATTAAGGAGGCAAATCATGAAAATTAGAGTTTCGATATATTTTGAAATTAAGGATTCGGAGATATTTGGCGGAGCGGGTTCCATTGGATATGCGGAGCAGAACATGGATTTCACGGTCGCAGAAGAAAAACCAAGGATTTTTGAAAAAAGTGCATACGACTATGTGGAAAAAGCCATTGCAAACATGGCGAAAAGTTTAGGTGTGAGTGAGGAATGCATCAGGACCATCAACAAAGAGGAATATGAGGAAAATACGGTAATATGATGGTATTGGTAGAAAGTGAGCGGAATTACGGTATCTACGAAGGCAAAGACACAGGCGTCATGTATCTGGTGTATCAGCGGAATGGTACCGGATGTACCGTTATGCTCAATGCTGATGGCACGCCAAAGATTTGGAACAGGGAAGAATAAATTTGTAGTACATTGCAAATTGAATATTGGCGGTTGTAGTGGTATAATTTTTCTATCATAAAAGATCGGAGGAAATAAAATGCCAGATATTAAAAAACTAATTGAAGCAGCTGATAAACTTGGTTTGTATGATTCGCTGGGAGAACTGTATTCTACATTTTACACAGAGAGCTTGTTAGCTGAAGCAACTAATTTTGAATTTTTGAAAAGTTCGAAAGAGGAATTTGAGGAATTAAAGAAGAATATGGAATCATGGAAGAGAGATTATGGTATAGATGAAAATACTCCATTAAAAGATGTCCTGAAAATAATTCAATAAAGTAAGATGCCAACCGTCAATATTCGATGGTTGGTATTTTTACATAAAATGGGGAAATTTATTGATGAAATACAATGACATTTTAGTAAGATAATGCTATAATGTACCCATAAAACAGCGCCATAGAGCCGAATATATGAGACTATGATAAGTTTCGTGTATTCGGCTCTTTTTTATATGGCTTTAGCCAGTTGAGTACATCGGAATTTCTCAAAAGAGAAATGGAGATGCACGAAACAAAAATCCACCTGCTATGCGGGTGGAGTCAAA